ATGGCCGAGATTTCAAAACCATAATCGACTTGACCAAAAAGTTTTGATTCCTCGCTTAATTTCATAATTTCATAATAAAAATCACCATATAAAACAAAATCACCCTCGCGAACATATAGATTTTGATCTTCTTGTAGGCGGCGCTCATGAAAGTGAACCTTGATTTCCCAACTCTTGTCGACCCCTGCGCTTTCCATATAAGAAGTTGCGTATTCGGTCCACTCAACTAAAGCATATATTCTGATAGGAGGCAAATATGTTTTTGTGATTGCTTCGCCATAGAGATCATGAAAATTCGTTGTTTCCATATCAATTGGGTAATATAAAATCTGTTGGCCAATGACTTTTTCAATTAGCTCGTCATTAACCTGTTTTACTAAGTCCCGCTCTTTCTTACCTAAGAATAAGGGCGGAGGTGGGGCAGCCGGCTTTTTCCATTCATCTCCCATTGTTTATCATCCTACAAATATTGGCAGCGGCGAATTCTTTAATGTTGCCTGTGCTGCATCGGCTTTTTCACCGTCCAGTTTCACCAAGGTGGTGTATTCCATCTCCTTCAGTATCTCGGCTAATTTATCTCTTAGTTGTGTCTGCTCTTCTTTCGCTTGTGATAGCAGTTCTGAATGATTTAGTGTGACACTTTCTCCCGGAATGGGCATTGTGGTAAACTTGCCTCGAATTTGACCTAGCATCTCCTTACAGAGCGCTAAAGCATATTTTCGAATCCATTGTTTCCCGATGGCGTTAATATTTGCATAAGGAATATTGCCAAATGGCAATGTATTCATATTATTAACACCGCTGGTTCCAGTTTCATACCTATCGTCGTCATCCCAGGCATTTGATTCAATATAAAATTTAACCCACATTCGATCCTCCACGCCGGAACCATAGTCGCTTGGAGTTGGATAAAGGCGCAATTTGTTATCTACTAATTCATATGAATAATGCGACGTACGCGTATAAATTGAATCTTCGTACATCATGGCTTGCATTTTATTCTGCCATGTTGGGATGATCTCGAATGTTGCATCATCTGCATATTGTCCATATGTGGAAGAGTTCCCTACGACGCCAAAACCGCCATAATAGCCATAAAATCTCCACATTGCGCGGGGAGATCTATAAAACACTCTTGTTATCACAACTCGCTTGTTTCCAACTTTGTCGGCAAAATCAATCACATTGCCATCATCATCCGTGCCCGAAGACGATGCGTCTTCGACAATCGTTTGAAGATCATAATCTTGCTGATTTTCCACTATTCCGAAAGAAGCCGAATATTGCCTGATTGTGCCGCCTATTCCGGCCGCTGCAGCTAACCCATCTCCAACCTTCTTTGAATATGAAAATTTAAATCTAGGATATTTTAATTCTACCCTGGAAGTTCCTAAGCTCGACGAGAAACTACTTGCTTTCATATTCCCCATGTGATCGAAGGTTCCTGTCGCATTTCCCAGGGCATCTGATAGAGCATTCTTGCTTTGATGCAAGTTGACGATGTATGAGTATTCCAGCACAGCTTCTTCGTAAGCTGCATATACATTTGCGGGCGTTAGCTCGATATCTACGACGTCGCCACCCAATTTCTTATATACATAGGCAACTTGGGTCGCGGCACCGGTCAGAAAGTCAGCAGAGCCGGTATACATGCCAAATGGAAGCGATCCGGATACTTTTGCTGCGCTGCCGGTTGATGTTAATACTATGGCGCTGGTTTGAGAACGTGGGCTAAGATTGGTCGGCATGCATAAGTACTCCTACTACATAAATAGTGAACATAAACACAAAGTTCAATGCTTATGAATTCTTTATTTAATACTTGCGGGAAGTTTTAATTTTTTTCTTTGCCGTCTTTTTCTTGGTTTGGGTTTCTACTTTGACAGTGGGCACCTCTTCAACTGTTTCAACGGCCGGCCTAACGACCGGGATTGGTGCAGTGTTGAGTGCACGAGACTTCATTTTCCAAGCTAATCTTCTACGAGGGTTCATGGTGGTTCTCCTTATAAATAAGTAGTTTTAAAATGTCGAAAACGGAAATCTCAAAAATTGTAGACGAAAAAAATTTGGCAGATCGACATTTTCAAAAAAAGAGCCCCCTAACCAAAAGGCAGGGGACCCAAAAAACAGCAGACGAATTTAATCGTCAGCATCAATTTTAGTCGTCAACGTCAGTACCAGCCGCTGGCTCGAAACCAGTGCCTGATGCATCTTCACCGCCGTAGTTCAGTCCACCAATAACATACCAGTGGGTACCATCAGCCACAACGCGGAAAGAGGTGCCAATCAAATCAGCCTTTGTGCCCACATCACTAATATCAAAGACGATAGTTGACGAATCGAAAACAGAGCCTTCGACGCCATCTTTCACGGTCTGGTAGACCCCTCTGAAGTTAACTGCATCCGTTGCAGTTTTGATAGTGATGTTGTTTGTGCCATCGCCAGGATCGCAAATAACAAATTCAAACTGTAATCCTGCTGTCGGAGTTGGCATCGTAACCTCGATTCCTCTACTACCTGTATCGGATGATACCGTTAAGGTAACGAGCGAGTTGCTTTCAGCTGCATTTAATACTTTGTCAACCGCTGCTGCGGAATTCTCCAGCGCAATGATATTTTTGCGCAAACCTTTCAATTCAGTACCTGCGCCGAGATTAATCTCTCTTTTCAAGTTCTCTAGTAATGCTTGGGTTCTCGCCAAGCCTATTCTTTTTCCCATAATTTAAAACCCTCCATTTATGTGTTTATAATTTAGGTGAGACAAAAGATATACTCCTGCCTCACATATAAATAGTTTTCCACATAAAGAAGACCCCCGCCTTTTTCAAGGCGGGGGCTTTCTGTGTCACGTTTAGCCGTGCTTTTTACCTAATGTGTAACAAATGTTTATCTATTAGGATGTTGCTCCAGCCTTACCTAAGAGACCCTGCACGACAACTAGACCATACAAGTCCGGTCGGACCATCTTCTTACCGTAACGAGTCATGACTCCCTTGCGGGGCACGAAATCTTCCGGTCCGAAGATTGTGGGTGTAGTTTGTAGTGGCACGTACGGTGCGTATACGTATCCGCTTTCAAGGAAAGAGGATCCGCGACGACCGACGAGGATCACATTACGCAGGAAGTATGGATCGACGATAACGTCAAACTTCTTGCTTAGCGAGCCAACCTTAACGGCACCGATGGAGCCCTTCTCGTCATCATGTGTGACGGAAGCGCGATAACCAGCGGTGAACTCAAGGATGTTAGCAACTTCGGGTCCAACGACAACGAAGTTAGCTCCACCACGTAGAGTCTTACGATGGATCTGGGCAGATACATCATTAATGGTCTCGACAAGAGTCTCATACCATTCGCTAACCGTACCAGTGAAGTCCGGAGCCGCAGAGCTAGCGCCAATTTCAGCACCAGTTGCGCGATTCACGAACAAGCCCGGAGAACGTGACCAGTAGTAAGTAGCAGCAGTTGCACCGTTAATGAGATCTGCAAGGATCTCGCGGTCAATCTCAAGAGCAATTTGCTCAGAGAGAATGCTAGTCAACTCGACTTCTGCATCAAGGTTGTGGTAGGCATTGAGGTCTTGACCCAATTCCGGTGTCCACTTAGCCTTGAGCTTCTTGGTCCGAGCGGTAATCGCCACGGAATCGACTTTGATGTCGATCTCGGGGATATTCGCTTCGTTCTCAAGTCCCCACTCGGTTTGACCGATAACAGCACCTAACGTCGGAGAGTTGGTGATATCATCTGTTTGTGGCCAACCAAGCGAGCAAGAAGAAGCCGCTAGCGATAGGATGACGTTGTCGGCCAACCTTGCAGCATGGGTCGAGGTTGTGACGCCGGCACCATTGGCGCCGGTACCTTGCCAGAATGTCAAGATCTTACCAGAAGCAATAGTGTGGTCAGAGCCACTCCACTGAGTAAGACGGCGGACCATGCGGCCATTGGCCTTTCCAGATCCTGCAGTACCGATACCGATAAAGCCAGCACCTGAAGAACAGCTAACATTGATAGCCTGAAGGGCATCTACGTTAAGCTGATCGAGCGCGGACGCGTTGATTTTTACAACCGCTAGCGTAGTCGAACCAGAAACAAAGTCTGCATCGTAACGCGATAGCTTCTCTGCTGCACTACCGGAGGCCTGGCCCCAGTCGACGTAAGAGACGATGCCAGGACTAAGGTCTGAATTCAAGTTGTCACACGTATTCGAACCCGTCGGAGACGAGTAACCATTCGCCAGGTTATAGGGACCTTGGCCAGCAAAAACATCACCAGTATCTGTTAACACAGCACCACTGACGATATCAGCACCAACTCGTCCACCACCATATAGTGAACTTGCACTAACATATCCCAAGCGGGACATGGCACCAGGATCCTGCGTACTAATCGGTCTTCCAACCGTAAAGTCGAGGAAGAAGATGAGACCACTAGGTAGGCTCATCGGCTGCACACTAACAAGATCGTTAGCGATTAAGCCTGCGAAAACACGACGGACGATGGGGAATGCGACGGCTGCGAAACCCTCAACATCACCACCAGCCATAGTGGAACTTTCGCGGAGAAGCTCTTTGGCTTGGTTTTCAAGCAATCGAGCCATAGTTTGTCGGGAACGATCCTTGTCTAATCCTTCGAGTAGACCGGTCTTTTCCCATTTTTGTAATAGAGCATGACTTTCAGTGCGTACATCGCGATTGATGATACCTTCAGTCAGCCTTTCAATTATACCAGACATATTATAATAACCTCCTTATATTTTTATGATTAATTAGTTTATTCCAGCTAGTCTTCTCATCCTTTCAGCGAAAGGATCAGAAGGTGTGCTCTCTTGGCGAGAAGCACGTAAAACAGAAGAACGACGAGTGATTGCTTCGCTTAGTGATTGTGGGCTTTTCTTAGGAGCAGCCTCCACTGTGCTTTGAAGGGTTTCATATATTGTCCTTGCCTCTGTGACTGAACCGGCGCCGGAAATAGCTTCGACAATTTTATCTTTTTGTCGCTCATTTAGGGAGGTATTTCTCAATACACGGTTCGTATAAAGCAAGCGAGCATTAGAAAGGTTTACATCTTGTAAATTTTCCTTTAACTCTTCAACTACTTGCTTATATTGATTGTTTTGCTCACTGATTTGGTTATTTTCAAAAACCAACTCTTCTTGAGCTTTCTTCAAATCTTTTAAATCTTCTTCGACATCGGTGCTGCGGCGGCGCGCTAGCTCTCTTTCCATCTCGTACTTAACATCTTCGCTTGGACGTCCCGCCCAGCCGGATAATTCAGCAGTCATGTCGACCGTAAGTTTTTCCATAATGGAGTCAATAAGAGAGTCCATGTCAACTTCAATAACTTCTTCATCTTCAGTTACGGGCGGCAATGTGGTTGCCGCGGTCTCTTCTTCTGCAGATCGATCCTCGATTGTGGGTTCTTCGTCATCCTCAGAAAGAATTTTTAGCAGAGCATCTTCCGTAATGTCATATTCATCATCTTCGTTCAATTCGGTACCAAGCTCCTTGATCGCTTCCTGCAGTGCACCAAGATTAATTGTGACTTCGGAGCTTTCTCCTTCGTCGGAGAATTTATTTAGGTTTTCACCATCCATATCTCCTAAGCCATCAGTACCGGCCAAATCTACATCACTTTCAACCACTTCTTCTGTGGCGGGGCCCATGGCGCCAGCCGGATCCATTGGAGCGGCCATATCGAGACCGAGATCTGCTGCTGGCTCTCCTTCCATCCCGGCCATGTCGGGGTCCGGAGGGGGCGGTGGCGGCAGACCCAGATCGGCGTCCAGCTCCTCTTGCTCCAGCAATTTGTCTAAAGCGGTGCGCACCTCGCTTGAATACTTATCGATAATGGAGGATTCGGCGTTTTTTAAAGCTGCCTCTCTTAATGCTTTGGCATCAACAATGGCCTCTTTAAGCAAACTAGACATAAAATAACTCCTGAAATGATGTTTGTTCAAAATAAATAGTACTATTTCTCCTCAAAGTACTTTTATTGGGTGTCCTTTGTCTCAATAATTAGATGACGAACCAATGTGTGGCGTCATATGCCACCAAAGTAACAGCAGAACCGGTTGCTTCAAGTAGAATAGTGCTTTGCGAACCACCATCTTCGATAGCGTCCCCAACAAGAGCTTTAAGTGTCACATTTGCTTGTGAGCCTGAAAGCTTAACATCAAGATATTTGCCAGCAGAAGGGGTCGGAAGAGTGTACACCGCACCCCCGGGGCCAGGCCTTACAGCACCAGACTTAATCAAAGCAAAATCGCACGATGCAGAGATGGATGTACCTAGAGGGGCGGCGCCATAAGTCTCAACATTCTTCGCGGCTGCAGAATCCCAAACTGCTTTGGAACCATCCCACTTGAGGAACTCGCCGGAAGATGGCGAGTCCTGTCCAATCTTTGTAACAGCTCCAGAACCATCATATGTAAAGGCCGCCGTGCCGCCGGCTTCTTTCAAAGAGCCGCCGTCATCGAGAATAATATCTGTTGTAACTTTAAGGTCGCCGGCAATCGTTACCACAGAGGTCGTCGTGTTTCCAATTGTTACATCTATTTCATCTTCGGCATCTCCATCAACGAGAAGCAACCCGACATTCATTTCACCGTCATGAGACGCGACACCCAAGACCAGCCTACCGCCTTCTTGTCCATTGGTGGCGGTTTCAACTGCGCCCTCTATCTGGACAAACAATACTTGATCTTGGTTAGCATCGTCAGCATAAAACTCGATAACACCAGCAACATCATTGGCAGCGCCGGCGGCGCCTTTGTCTTTGACAAAGCGCAAGCGGGCGCCGGTGGCGTCATTTGTTGTGTTTTTAATTACAACAGTGGGATCTGTGGTGTGCGTAGATTGGAAAATTATATCATCACAAGTTGCAGTTAAAGAGCCGCTTACGGTAAGATACGAGCCAGTTATGGAGTGCGCTGTGATACCTTTCGATGCTGAAACATATCCACCCGAAAGCTCAATGATGGATTTCACCCCTGTCGTGCCGTGGCCCTGGCCCTTCCACGTCGTCACGCAGTGTGAACCATATATCGAACCGCACGATCCAGAGGTCATTGAGCCTGACGCTGAAAGTGTATAATATGATGAGCCGCTCCACGTGGTGGCGGCATGTGAACTAGATATCGAGCCATCGGAACCAGAACTAAATGAGCCTGACGCTGAAAGTGTATAATATGATGAGCCGCTCCACGTGGTGGCGGCATGTGAACTAGATATCGAGCCATCGGAACCAGAACTAAATGAGCCTGACGCTG